CTTTAGATTGCCATCTTTGTCATGGCATACTACTTCGTACCATCCCTCAATACCCATGCCTTCAGGTACTTTGGCATTTGCTTGGAGTGTCACAACTGCGTTGTCTCCAAAATTTGAAAGTTCATTGGTCATGATAACTCCTAGTTAGAACTGCGAATTAACGCTGTTGTTGATGTATTTGCGGGCATTGTAATGGTAAAATTTGCCATTGTCTTGTTTGATCCAAAGTCAATGACGCAGATTGATCGGTTGGACTTACTAACGTTGTATAGCAAAGCACATCTGGCTGTGAGATTAGAATTAGGCCAAGTGACATTATTAAAATTAACATAAGCCGTGTAGTTCCCGTCATTGGATACTGTTGCCCCTGTTACCTGAATACCTCCTGCGGTGTATCCAGTCCCTGTTATTTCATTGCTTGTAGTGTAAACAGTTGTTGTATTGTTTAAACTAGCATTACCTGTATACAAAGCCATATACAAGGTATCCGACAAAAGATTGTGGATACCTTCGTAAAGCTCCGTCTTGAAGCTGGTTGTTTGTGTTTGAATAATACTCATGCAACAGGTACCCTAACTTGACCATCCCTGTATGCATCCATACGGAGTTTGCCATCGCCCAAATTCTTGAGAAGCGCCATAGAAGCAGTATATCTTTCTTGATATAGCTTCATCAGCAATCCCTGCTCATCTCCACCCTTGATGTAAGTGATGGCCTCCATCAATGTGCCATTGAGCAAGGCAGAGTCAAAGTTATCACCAAGCCATGTTTCGCCATATTGATTATTGATGCCAGTAACTGTACAAGAGAAGTTTAAACCACCACCAAACGTTGCAGTTAAGACATCGCCCACAGAATAATAACAACCACCGTCAACCAAGGTAACTGATGTAACAACATTACCAGAAACAACAATAGTGGCAGAAGCACTATTACCAGTGCCATTAAGCAAACTAACGTTGTAATAAGTTCCATTTGTGTAGCCTGAACCACCGTTGGAAATTGACAAACCATTGATCGCAGCTTGAATAATCGAAACTGGATAATAGTAATAATGCAACTCAACTCCATATGATTGATCAGGAGTCGGGCCAACAATCAAAGTTAATTCATTTTGATTTGAAGATGATGGGCCAAAGATTGCATAATGAACAGGCGCTGCATAATATCCAGATGTTGGATAAGCCTCCCTAATGAAGTTCACATCTTTGTTCAAAAGATAGGTGTATTGCCCATTGTTGATCACAGCAAGAGAATACGCCGAAAGAAAATCATTGGGTAAAGAAATGTACTGATTTTGCGAGGTCATCGATCCCGTCACATTTCTACGCAAACTTGGCAACTGCACCGTGTTATAGATGCGTTGCTCCGTCTGCTGAATCATGCGATTCAGATCTACAGTTGGAAAATTATTCTCAATGTAGTCGTTTACGGCTGTGACAAGATCGCTGTAATACATTATGCTAAAGGCCCTCTAGCTATAGTGCCACGCTCTGCTGCGCCATTACCACGGGTTTTGATGCCGTCAGATTTAATCTCATCATTGATGCCAATTGAAACGCCTCCGTTTAAAGGTGTCCAATTATGACGAGTTGGCATTTTGACAGGCAAGCCAATGTCTGGATGATCAGGGTTTTTCTCAATAGCCCCAGCATTGAACTTTTTATCGTTCATGTGATGAGGAGCCGCATACTCTTCTGCGGTTCCATTGAATTTCCCTGCGGCTTTATGGATAGCTGGGCTATCTTTCTTGATTGCGGGTATTTGTTTAGCCATTATCCACCCCTTGAAGAGCCACGTTGGTTCATGGCTCTAGCCACGTTTCTACCATAAGCTTTCATGGAATCGCCAGAAACACCAGCAAGCCCACCTTTTTTCAACTTGCTGAGATTCGTCTTTTTGTTCTCATGCAATTGTTTGTCATGCATACTGAAAGCCTTTTTGATCAGCTTCTTGTCTTCTGCGATGTCATCATGTTTAGCCATTTTTAACTCCCTGTAATTGTTACTGTACCAACCGCCGTTATTGCCACCAAATAGTTAGGAGTTAACCCAACATCGTTTGCTGATGCTCCGCCAACAGGGTTCCATCCCCACTGCGTATCTCTTGATCCACCCGATTGGACACCCTGTCCTTGTTGAGTGTAATCATTAGGATTGACAGAATCAACCAGCAATCCGTTCTGACCTGATGTGTAATACGACAAATCTGGCCTTGGCTGTCTAACTGCTTGAGGATCATCCACAGGATACATACCCAATTGCAGTTGAGGCTGATCAGGATCCCAGCATTCAGGACAAACTTTCAGTTGGTAAAGTTTAGTCTTAATGACCTCAAACTTCAACTCTTTTAGCTTGTACCTCTGCCCACACCTGTCACACTCAGCAATTGAGTATTTGCCAGATGAAAACCGATTGCCCATTACACAGAGCCTCCGCCAATGAACATCTGACGAGGTACAAACCGCACAGCAGCTTTCTCTCGATCTTCACCAGCAGCTAAATCAAATTGTTCGTCATATTGCTTTTTCAGCATGTCAAGACGAGACATTAATTCTGGTACTTTTGTAGCAATATTGTAGGCTAAACCTGCCACCAATACAGGTAAGAATCTAAAATTCATATCTGCGGTGTTAATTCCTGTTCCTGAATCTTGGACTCTTCTGAGTCTCCAGTAGGCAAAGGTATAGGTTGTGCTTCCATCGGGCGTAGGCCAAACCGTGATGGCTGGAAGACGCTGTAAATTGACAGATGCGCCCACAAGGTGGGTTGCCGCAACGGTATTGTTCTGTGCTCTAAAACAATTACCAAGGGTATTCCCTGATAGATAGTTGTAATAGATGGTTTCATTGTCGATCAAAACATAACCCGTAGCAGGCAGATTGACTGTGCTTGTCAGGGTAATGGTTGTATCTGTCACGCCTATCGCAGAAGCCACTGTAATAGCTGTGTTGGTGTTGTCGTATACAGGCCCAGTTTCACCTGAATTTCTTTGAATCAAGACTTGGATTGGCCTAGCTTGAGTCAGCTTATTAGGGATGGTGGCATACGTACTGACACTAATGCGAGTGATGGTGAGATCAGACTGATTGCTAGTCTGGTTAGCATTTGTACGTATAACATGATCCAAAAGATCGATGGTGTCCGTGGGCAAAGGATATGTGTTTAAACCCTGTACGAAGGTAATCGTACCGGAGTCTATTGTCCACATATCTATGCCACGGTTTTGCCATTCTATGGTGAGTAGGTTCATTGACCTGCGGGCAGTCCGTAAGTCATATCCACTACGCATTTCCCGGCCAGCACGTTCCCACGCCTCCTCGGCGATCTCCGTGAAGTTCATGTCAAAGAGGGTGGTGCCGGACGTTGCCATATTATTTCTCTGTTACTTGTGTATCAGCCACAGGATCAGCAGGAGCAGGATCAGATTCAGAAGTAGTTCCATCTGTTACCTCTTGTGCTTCAACAACAGGATCAGCAGGAGTATCAGCGACAACAGGTGCAGTATCCTCAGCGGGTGCATTATCGTCAACATGATTTTCCAATGTTTGTATGATTGCCTTTAAACGATCATCATGATCGCCGTATGCGCTGTTATGCGATGCGGCCAATCTTTTCAATTCGCTGAGTAAATACTCGGCTTGTTCCTCAAGGTGTGACAGTAAGCTCATTTTAATGCCCTTAGATTATCGATCAAATTTGGATAAGGTCTACCTGCTTTCTTAGCCATTGACTTAGCTTTTGCCTTTTTGGCTGGGCTAAGTTTCTTGTGCTTTTTGGCAGGATTGGGGGTGTCCCAGACTTTACCCCCGTCCTTATACAGCGACACATCGTTTGGATGATCCTTACGATGTATCACCTTTTTACCCGGCATTTTTGACGGGTTGATGTCACCCATGCCACGGCTGGGCCTCATTAGCGCATCCTACCCTTCGTGTGACCACGCATGGCAATACCATCAGCACGACTTGAGGCAGAGGACTTAACATGACCACCTTTAGCATACTTCTTGGTTACACCGCCCTTTTTGAACTGTGAACCCAAAGATGCTCTCATGTTTTTACCCAAGAAACCATCGTCTTTAGGGGGCATTGGTGAACCCATGTTTCTTGTGGCTGTGGCAAATCCGTCATCTTCCATATCTCCTGCGGCATTTGCTGCTGAAGACTTAGCTTGTCCGGCTTGCTCCTTAGCA